CAGTTGCCAAACAACGTATGTTTATCGGTAGCAAGTAAATTCAAATCAAAGTTATTCTTTTTCCAAAATTCCTGGATGTCTTGTTGTGTAACTTTGGCATCGTATAAAGGCGTAAAATAATCTGCCCTACCATTTCTGTCCTTTATTCTATGGACTCGTCTTGGCTCGTCTGCTCTAAGTCCAATAACTTGATCCATGTCTTTAAAACCTTGTTGCCTTTCAAACCAAATGATTGCTCTTTGTTTTAACAGAAAAGTACAAAATCTATTTGTTGAGTTTGGTAGTTTTCCATAGTGTGCTATAAGTTTCTCAAATGGCTCGCCATTTCTACTAGCTGTTTCATAATTTACGAGCTTGTACTTGAACATCCAACCATCGGTATTATCGCCTTTAGCATCTTTATCGACATCATAAAGCTCAATCCAATGTATCTTACAATCCCATTTCTCCTCACAATCCCTAACAAAATCTAAAGTTTGTGGCATTTCTTTACCAGTATTAGCAAATACAACATAAACATCCTTTGGCAAAGTGCCTTCATGCGCATCAATAATTTGCTTCAACATATAGCCAGAAGTACGACCACCACTAAAACTAATTAAGGCAGGCCCTTCTATTTTGTATGGATCATTCGTCATCTTTCTCCTTTTTCTTGGGATATGCTTTCCACAATGCTTCGTTATATTCTCTCTCCGCCTTACGATTTTTTTTCTTTCTTCTTCTGATAAAGCTCATAACCTAACCGCCAGGATTGTCAGAATAGAAATTAAAAGTATGTTGCTCATTAGTAGTAATAAACCTAACAATGTGTGATACCAAATCCAACGAGTAGCATAAGCATTTTTTATAGATAAATCGCTAGGATCATATTCTTCTTTTTTCATAATTCCATGTTTTTCAAAATGTGAGCGATAACATCAATAGTCCATCCATTTCCAAGCATCTTAAATCTTTGCGTATTCGACACATAGTTTGTGTAATTATCTGGAACTGTTTGCAATCTTTCACACTCTAAAGGCGTTAGCTTACGCCATGTAAGTTTTTCATTTTCAATACTTATCACATGGTCTTTGTTAAGACTTGGTGTAACAGTTCCAACTTTACCATCTTCTCTAGGTTGTAATTTTTTTGCTCTAAAAGGTGTGTGGTCTTTACCTGTTTGTTGTTTTACTAGCCTACGAATTGCTTTAGCTTCATCTGTTCTTACTTCTTTATATGATTGCACTACAACTTTAGGTTTGGTTTCTTTTATTGCTTTTTCATTTACCCACATATTCCCATTACTGCTATTTGTTCTCAATGCTGTTGATTTATTACCTTTGATTGTTTTTTTATTATAAGGATCATTAAATTCTGCGTTTTTATTTTCAACATATTTTTCTATTGATTTTTTTGATATATATTCTTTTTTACTTGTTTTAGTTTCAATAAAACTCGCATCAGTTGGCTCTTTATGTATTAAATATTTGTTGGGATGTCCACCACCACTTGTAAGCGCTGCGCTTTTATCTTTCTCTGTAAAACTAAAAATACCTTTTTCTAATCTATTAACCCCATCAAAATCTTTTGTCATGTAAGGAGATAGAGAATTTTCTATAGGCAAATCTTCTAAAATATCTTTTAAAACTATGTTTTTATCCACAGGTTGTTCAACATTCGGTATGTTAGTCCAATATAACCTTTGTCTATTTTGTGCGCTTACTAAAGCTGAGTTTATTAAAATAGGTTTTATTTGACTGCCAAATAAATCGCCATCTTTATAATCCGGATAACAAGCTGATACTTGCTCAGTAATTACATTTTGGAATTGTTGTTTCATTTTTACATTTTCTAAAAGAAAATACTTTGGCTTGATTTCTTCTAACAATCTAATGAATTCAAAAAACAAAGCTGAGCGTGGATCGTCAAAAGCTAATTGTTTGCCTGAAAAACTAAATCCTTGACATGGACTGCCTGCCAAAATCAAATCTACGTCTTGGTAATCTTCTGCTTTTAAATTACAGACATCGCCAACTTGAATTGTTTCTGGAAAGTTTGCTTGTGTAACTTGAATTGCATATTTATCTATTTCGCTTGCATAGTAAGTATCAACTTCAATACCAAGTCTTTGCAAGGCTAGCTGACCACAACTCATTCCATCAAATAAACTTAAAACTTTTAATCCCAATTTATTCCCCCTTTTGTATTTTCAATAGGTTCTAAGACGACATCTTTTCTGAATAGAGTTTTAACTGAATAATCAATCTCACTATTAGACTTGACCATACTTGCTCTTACTACCCTAGTTCTGTCAAATTCTACGCCATTTTCTAAACAAAGCCTTTCTGCTTCTTCTTGAGAGCCAAGATAAAGTGCGAGGGCAAATCTATGTCCATCAACAAGACTGCTGGCCCCCCTTATTGACATCCTGGCATCAAGATTACTTTCAGTACCAACAAGTCCAGCTTTATTCATGTGATGAATTGAGAGTGTGGTTACTCCTAATCTTGCAGATATGTTGGCACAAAAACTAGCATACATTTGTCCAGCTTCATTTGAACTACTGATTGATGCACTCACAAAACTTTGCACAGGATCAATGACAACCAATTTCAAATTGTTAATACTTTCAAGAGCGGTAATTAATTCATCTGCTTGAGTGGTTGTGTGCAAACCTTGCGAACTGTTATCCCCAAGCACTATCAACCTTTCTTTTAAACTAGGTATTGGTAAAGCATAGACTTCATTCAAGCCTTCAAACCTTTTTCCTTGTTTGTCCAAAGCATCAACTCTACGATGTAATTCTTGTGCATCATCTTCAGCAGATAGATAAACAGCAGATCCAGAATTGACTATTTCATTTCCTAACCAAGAGCCTGAACCATGAGCCACTTTCAAGCATAAGTCTAATGCCAACATAGATTTACCTATACCACCTATTGATGCCATAATTCCAGGCTTGCCAAGCTCTATAAAATTTTCAACCAACCATTCTCTTTTAGGAATTTCTCCTTTCAAGAATTTCACATTGAATTGTTTTAGTGGCAAACCATTATCTAATATTTCATTTCTTACAACATTTAAACCTTCCTTTTGGTGTAAGTCGTTATAATCGCCTAAGACAGAAGGCAATCTAACTACTGTATTATTAAGTGCTGATGATAATTCTTCTGCCTTCCTTTGCCCCACCTGGTTTTTATCATTATCAAATAAAATATAAAACCTAGCTTTTGTCATTTTTCTTAAATTTGTTAGAGCAGTTAATCCAAAGTTTGCTGAAAATACACAAACCACAGGAAGGTTTGTGGCCATAAATACACTCATAGCGGTAGCAACTCCTTCAACAACTAAAACTTGTTCTAAATCAGACCATTCAGACCAACTAAACCCAACTATAAAAACACTTCCTTTTACTTCACTAGCACTTACAAATCGTTTTTCTCCTAAAGGACTAATGTATTGCAGCGACCTTATTTCAGGCTTGACATTGGTAGTAGAATATAAAGGAACAACAAGAGAATTTCCTATTGTTTTCAATCCATAATTTTTAATTTGTTTCTTTGTGAGGTAATCGTGATTAACGCAATCTATACTTTTTCTAAAACGCTCTTGGCAATCTTTGGCTACTTGATTGTACCTTTTTTTTCTTTCTTTTTTACTCCTCTCTATGTCGTGAGCAATATCGGATTTTAGTTTTTCACGATCTTGAAAAGAGAGTTTATTTATATCGGTATTAGACCATTTATAAGTATTCCCATCTCTCCAATTACCATAAACTATATTTATAAAGTTAGCGTTTTCGTTATAAACATACCAACCGGATTTCTCATTGTTTTTGTCAGGTCTATGGTTTGTACTTGCCTTGACCATACATCTTATGACTTCTCCTGATGTATCTAAATAGCTTACTGCTAAGCCATCACTATTCATTTGATTGATTGCATCTGAAATGTCTTTGCCACTTCCAAAATGTAGTTCTTTATCTAAAACTAAACCATTCTCATAAAATTTAGTCAGATCCATTGTCGTTGTTTAGCTCAGTTTCAAAATCAAAATAATTTAAAATAATTGTATTAAAAAAACTATCTCGTTGCTCGTTTGTCCACTTATGCAGCTCAAAACTACCTGTTTGTTTTGCAATCTGTAAATACTTTTCTTTTGATTGCTTTCTTGCGTACTTTACTCCAAGTGCATTTGTGTAAGATCTTCTAGCTAATTTCTCTCCTTTTTCTATTCTCTCTTTTAGTTTGTCTAAGTGCTTCATACTACAAGAAGCATAATATATTCCTTTGTGTTTAAAAAAGAAACCTTGTGCAGGATTTCCACAAATCCCACACAAGCTCTTTTTATTCAAAATGGAATATCATCATCGCCAAAAGCATCAAGCGGTTTTGCTTCCGCTTCTTCTTTTTCAGCGATTGTAGGGCCAGCTTGAGTAGCTTTTGAAAAGCCTTTACCAAACTGTGCATCTAACTCAGGATAGCCATTATCATTAATTTTGACCATCCCAGTAAATCTAATTCCTCTTAATTCTTCTGTATTTTTAAGAGTAGTTAAATCACAAGCTGCTGCTAAAGCAGACAACTCTGTTTTACCTATTTCAACAGATTTTGCTGAATTAGGATTTGCTACTGTAAATAAACCTGAAACCAAACGACCTTCATGTTTAGGGCCTTGTATCTGAAAAGACATTCGACATCCTACCCAACCACTATCATTTCTTATTTCTTGTTCATCAACATATTGCATAACATATTTGCCAGGCTCTATGTTTTCTTCTACTTCGCTTATTTCTAAGCCACCATACTGCTCAAGTTCCATTTTTTACCTCACTTTTATTGTATTTACTTAAACAATTTGCACACAAAAATAAACCACCGCTTTTGTAAATAGCTTCTAGTTCACATTCATCGCAAAAAATAATATCTACATCATCCATCATTTCAACATCTCCGCACGAACAGTTTCCCATTCAAAAGGTAGTGTTTCTGGGAGAGCATATCTGTTCTTAGCTAGATAAGCTGGTTTTTCTTGACAGTAAATAATTCTCTCGCCACTAACTGCTTTAGTCGTCATGTTGCCACCCTTACCTTTGACTTGTACTGTTCCAAGTTTGTAGTTTGCAAAGAAACAGCAATCGCTATGTTCAAGAATTAAATCTGCTGCTTTTCTATGTAGCTTTAATTCATGGCGATCATAGGCTTCGATTTCTGGCGACTCAAAACGCTTGATTTGATTATGTGCTATTTGCATTATCATAAATCCTTTTTCTCTTAATTCATTTAAAAGCCTTATGTACTCACGCCAATACTTCAATACTTCTACATAGCCTTTTCCATAACCAGGTTGCTCGATGCTTTTCCAATTATTATCTTGACAGGCTTTATCCCAAATCAGAGGTTCTAACCAATCCAAACTATCAACAACAAGAGTTTTATAATCATTATCATTATCAAGCAACGACTGTAAGTTTTTAAGAACATCTTCAAAACTTTGCGCTAATGGAAAATGATCTGCTTCGATTTTTCCCATCCCATCTTCTGTAAGAATAAAGATTGGCTTGTTTGTACTTGCTGCAAAAAAAGTTTTACCTACTCCTGCGCCACCATAAAGAACTATTCTAGGCGGTTTCTGTTTAGCTTTCTTTCTTATGTTACTTAGACTCATTTTTACTCTCCTTTATATCTATAATGTTATCGGTACTTTCCAAAGAACTTTTCAACTCTTGAATTAATCTTCGTTTGTGGTCTTGTATCAAGGTAAGTTGGTTTTGCGCTTCTTGTTCTTTTGGCGCTAAATACTTAGCCATGTTTAATAATTCCATCTGCTCTTTTGACAAATCAGCTTCTAAATATTCTTTATCGTCAATTTTCACAGTTGGACTTTTAACTTCTTCAGTCATATTTACTATCTCCATTTAATTTATAGGTTTCACATACTCTTTTAGCTGGACAAAATCTACATTGTTCTCCAAAAGCGTAATTCGGTTTTTCTGCTTCACAAGCATCTAAAGCATTTTTTAAATCTGAAAATCCCCAATCTACCAAGTATTCTGCTGTAGTTTCCCACGAACGAACGCTTTGTTTAGATCTCGGTTGAACTATTGTCATAATTACTTTCATGTCTTCATGTCCATAACGAGCTAATGCACCAAGTGCATAAATAGACATTTGCAAATTATTCTCAGGGCTTACAGGCCATTTGCCTGTTTTAAGATCGACTACTTCTATTATTTCTTTATTAAATAGAATTGCATCACTTGTACCCCAACACTCAGGATTTATTTCTTCAATACTGACTTGTTCTTCAATTAAAGGTTTGGTGTTAAGTTCTTTAGCTCTGCTCTCTATGTAATCAACGTAAAACTTTGCACAATCAATCATATCTTGGTCTGCATAAATTTCTACATCTTCTACAGTTTCACTCTTACCAAGCCAATAATCTTCAAGAGTTACCCCTTCTAAATGACCTTTCATAAGCATTTCTGCCATATTGTGAATAAAAGTACCAACGAGCGCTGGTCTGCCTACAGGTTCTCTTTCAATACCTTCTGAAAGTTTTATAGAGCCTGGACAAGCAAACCAACGCTCTGCACTTGAGGGGGAATATTTACTATGCTTAGATGGCATAAATACTCTTTTGCTAACTTCTCTAGTCTGTTCTACCAACAAATGATTTCTCCTCTATCTCTTTTATGTCTTGCATATCGTACAAAATTTTGCCAGCAATTTTGTAATATGGCGGCCCTTCGCCTTTTATTCTTTGATTTGCCAAAGTGCGTACGCTTTTGTGCCACCTTACAGCCAACTCTTTAGGTGTAATATAGTCCTTATCGTTCATAGTTTTTCTTGTTTGTTAATGTTCCTACCAATGAGATATAATTAAAACATAAAAGATATGAAAAAGACAATGTGTTTTCGAGATCAATTAAAAATGGATGGTTTCTCAAGTTCATTAGAGGACTCTCCATGTATAAGCGTTTGCTCTACAACTTATGGATTGAAGGACTCTTGTATATGTGGTCGTAATCTTAAACAGATTAGTTCCTGGAACTCTTATGACACAGTTACAAAAAAGAAAATTGTTATGAAAGCTATTGCTGATAAAAAAAGTTTTCCTAGACAGAAACTTACTTTTTTGGCTAACGATCATAATATTTCCTTTGAAAAAGCAAAGCAGATCTTTGTTATTGATAAATTGTAGTTGGTAAATTTACACCACATAGAATTTCCTTACCGATTTTCTCTATATTTCTTTTGCTCGTTTTATCTTCAATATGCTGATAGCGTTTCATCATATTTAAAGATTTATGGCCCATTAGTTCTCCAGTCTGCAAATAATCAATGTCTGCACTATTAGCTGTAGTTGCAAAAGAATGTCGCAAATCATGGAGTCTAATATCAGCTATATTAGGGCAAAATCTCATACAAGCTAATTTAACGCTGTTCCACAGCTTTTTTGGATTTTTGATACCTAATATCGTTTTATACTTTTTTTGCCTTGCAAGAGCTTCTATTAAAGAGCGACTTTGCGAATTGAGCCAAATTTTTCTAGTTTTTAGGTATTTATCAGTTTTATGATCTTTAATTTCAATGTAATCGCCTTTCCAATCTTCCCATGTAGCTTTAGCCAATTCTGATTTTCGAGCGCCTGTCATTATCAATAAAAGTAAAAAACTTACTGAGTGCAGCAGAGATTTATCGTTTTCTAATCTTCTAAACAGTTCTTCAAAAAGAATTATTTTTTCATGATGTGTATAAAACCTTTCTCTTTTTGTTTCTGCGTGTTTTTTAATTCTAATCGTTGGATTTTGATTTACATATTCATAATCAATAGCTAATTCAAAAACTGTTCTTAAAATAGTCAAACAACGATTTGCAGTATATTTTGACCTAACACTTAAATTATCAAACCAATCTTTGACATCTGCTCTTGTTATAGAATTAATTAAAAGATTTCCAAAATTAGGTTTTATATCTTTCTCATACAAACGAACATACTCCGAAATAGTCTTTCTTTTATTTAGTGTTAATTGCTGTATGTATTTGTCAAAGAGATTATTTAACGTAGGTAAATTATTTATTTTTTTATTTAAAGGATCGTAGTTTGTTTCTAACAACATCCTAGCTTGTAGTTCACTTGCAATCTTACGAACTAATTGTATTGAAGTGCCACCATTGGCTATCTTCATATTTCTGCGTTTGCCATTGACAGTATATTTAAGATAATAACTAATTTGCTTTTGACCTTTGCTGTTAGTCCAGGCTACTTGTTTAATACTTTGGTTTAGTTTATCTGAGGTTATCTTTTTCATTTTTTTCTATCTCCATAAAAATATCTTCAAACAGAGCTGAAGGAATTTGGCTGCGCAAATAAGATCCTTTTAATCCTTGTGTGCCTGTTTTTGATCCTCTTGGTGCAGGTTGATGGTGGCAGTCTTTATTTCCATTCCAACACATAGGCCTAGTTTTAAAATCAAAGTTAGTCCAAATGTCAGTAGGCTTCATTCTATTATCTCCATAAGAACAGTAAGTAATAGTTTTTTGATATGGATGGTTTTTTATGATTGGCAGCTTCCTCAACTTTCCTCTTGGATTTTCAATAAAATAATATTTTGGTTTTAAAACATCTATAATTTCATTGACCTTTTCTACTATTTCCATCCCAAAAAGCGCTTGTCCGGTTTTAGGCGTGTGGTCTTTATTCCAATGTTTGCCAATAGAAGCAACAGAAAAATATGTGCAAGGCGGACTCGCCCAAATCATGTCAGGTATGCCATATTCTTCAAAAAGCATTTTATCGACATCAAAATCAAAAATATCACAAACCACATCTATTTTTTCAAATGGCTCTATATCAGTAGTAAAGGTTTCATGTCCAAATTTTTCAGCTACTTTGCTAAAACTTCTTGAACCTGCAAATAATTCTAAAGTGTTCATCTTTTTCTCCTAGTTTAAATAAATTTCTAAATTCCAAATAAAAATAAATATAATTGCAAGCAGCAATAAAATTATTAAGTCTTTAGGCTCTCGCATTTTTATATCTCTCTATAGCAATCTTAGGCATATAGTAATGTCTTGTAATAAAATGAAATAAAACTTGTGATGATGATTTAGTTGTTCCTATCTCCTTTTCTAAATCTCTTAAAGTTTTACCATTTGTCAATCCTTCTCTAATCCAATCTAGTTTTTTGTTTATTTGTTCTTTATCAAGCGATACAGATGCTACTTGGTTTTGATTTAACTTGGGATTACGATACAAACCAATTTGTTTTAAATCTCTTAGTAATTTTGTAATCTGAGCAACTGAACAAGAAAGAATATTTGCACATTCCTCAATAGTAAGATTGTTCATTCTTAAATTAAGAACTCTCATGTGTCGCTCTGTAATTTGAAAATCAAATCTGAAATTATCTAATGGATCAATTAACTTTTTTTTCCAACAATTTAGCAAAGTAAATCTAACAAACTTTCTGTAAATAACTCCTGGATTTTTTTCAAAAAAATTATCTTTCCATTCTATCCATTCAGGAGTTCCATATAAATTTGTTATGGCATTGACAACTTCTGAAAAGACAGCATTTATTTTTTCCTTTGTATTATGAACAGTTCTTTCTTTTGTTGATCTAACATAATAACCTTCTGCTTCTGCCCTATTAAGTAATTGTCTAATTCTCTCTCTTGTAATTCCATATCTATCGCCTAACGACTGATATGTATTTGAATGATCTAAATTCCAAAGTGTTAGCACTTCCAAATTTCTTTGGTTAGAAACCCATCTTAATTTTTTCTTTGCTCGACTTAAATTATATTCTGCTTTAAGAAGATGTTTTTTTAACGCCCATACGCTTTTTAAATTTTCTATTCTATTGATGTCCATTTTTTCTCCTTTTCATATTGTTTCTTTCTCTAGTTATTTCGTTTTCTAAACCAAACCATTCTTCAACGATAACTTTTTTAAGTTCTGCATCAAGCAAATCTGTATCGTTGGATAATAGTTCAATGTGTTGTGGCTTAACAATTAAAGTTGCGTACCTATGATACTTCTCGTCAGTAAATTTAAAATGATAGCTAGTACCATAATAAATGTACTGTCCATTTTCATTTTTCAAAATCATATTTTTTCTCCTATGTGGTGTGAGGAAGTACAGGTGTCAAAACTCCCTCACACGCTTTATTATTTTATATGTTCAATAACTTCTGGAATTGACTTTACCAAAAGCGTTATATTTTCTGTTACCCCTTTATGAATTTGATTTTTAATAGGTGCAGAAGGATTTGGAATTTCATAAACAATAAAATTATCGGTTAAAAAATATTTCCAATAATGTAACTTTTTATATTTTGGTTTATCTTTAGTGCCAGTAATTAACTCAACACTTCCTGCTATATAGTCTTTGGCAGTAGTACCGCCAAGCCATTTTGTTTTAATTTCATTCATAATATTTCCTCTTATTTAAGTTAATAAAAAGATGATATATGAGTGTTAGTGATAAAGCAAGAATAAAAATGATATTTAATTATTTAAAAGTGAAATAGCTTCGTAAAAACTTTTTTCAGGATTTATGTTTTTCATCATAGAGTCTTTAAAAGTTATTTTAGTTCTTTTATCATTTTCAAAAATTTTAAATATTATGGTGTTGTATTCCAAACAACAAAAAGCATAAAGATCAACCATGCCTTTTTTATAATCTCTTATTTTTGTGTTTGCACCTCTGCGCATATCAAAACACCAATTCACTCTTTTATGTGTCTTGTGGCACATTTTTTTTATAGCAGCAGTTTTCACTTGGCACTTGTATATGGTGTCGTCTATTTCAAAGATTATGTCAGCATGACTGCCATGTGGAAGAATATGTACTGTATCGCTTTGCAGACTCAGAAAACTTGCCACAGCATATTCGCCAGCTCTGCCAATTCTTTCTGTGGCTCTGGACATTTTATTTTTTCATTAATCTCGGTTTGCTGTGTAACCGCCTAGTATTGGCGCTAATCTCCCTAGTTGTTGGCCCTGACCTAATGCTTCTAACAAGGCTCTTTGTGTAAGAGGATTACGATATGCAGATGCACCTAATCCGGCTGCGATCCCTACCGCAGGATTTACAAAAGAAGCACCGCCTAATAATAAACCTGTGCCTAACAATCTACCAGCAGTTCCAGAGTCGCCTACATTTTGTCCAATGACATCTTGCGCTATTCTGCCTTCAGGTTGTAGTAATCCTTTGCCTTGAAAAGTCATACCTTTTTGTGCGCTTTTATCTGCTGATTTAGATGCTTGTAAAAGTTGTCCAGGAGTGAAAGTTGCATCTTTAACTGAAGCGGTTGATGCTTTTCTAATAACTTGTTCTTTAGCGTATGCTTTTTTAGCTTGAAGATATTTTGACACATCGGATGCTGTGTTATCTTTTTTTAGAGTATCTTCAAATAGTTTATAAAGTTTTCGGTAAGCATCTCCTTGTTCTCTTTGCACAGCATCAGTAGAACTGCCAAATCTATTTATTTTTTTTCTTAAAACTTCATCTGCATTTTGCAAACTTTTACCTGTAAGTTGATTGTCAGATGCTTTACTAAAAGTTGTTTTGAATAAAGAATTTTTTATATTTTTTATTTCACTTGGACTAAACGCACCTTCCCTTCTAAGTAAGGACTCCATTTGGGAAGTAAGTTTTTGCGCATCTTTTATCTTTAAAGACTCAATAGAATTATCTAATGCTTTGCCTACTTTGTTGGTAAGAAATAATGTCGCATCATCTATAGAAAGATTATTTGGCAAAGTTTCATCAATATCATTTAGTGCCTTGTTAATTATAGATTTAGTAAAACTTTCTTTCGTTCTCATAAATGCAGGGCCAGTTCCAAGTAATGGTAATGAGGTAAGAGTTTCTTCTAGTTCTTTTACACCTTTACCAACCACTCCTTCTAATGCCATGCCAGGTGTTAGTTCAACTCCTTCTTTTTGTAATTGTCTAGCTTGTGCAGACACGCCTGGTAATATTTTTTTAGCAGCAGCACCCATAGAGCCACTTAGCACACTACCAAGTGCTGCACCTTGTAATCTATCTTGTATATCGCCATCTGCTTGACCAGCACCATAGCCAGCACCTACAGCAGCAGATCTTAAAGCAGTAGAGCCAACAGTTCTTCCAAGACCAGCGCCACCTGTAAGTGCGCCACCAAGTAATTCTGAGCCATAAGCAAGAACAGGACTTTCTTCTCTAAATCTGTCTATATCTCCTCTTACTTCTTTTACAAGTTCTGAGTATTTCCTATCACTACCTAACGATCTTACAAATGCTTCAACTTCATCGCCAAAGCCTAAAGCTAGGCCTTGACCAATAGCTGATCTTAAAACATTTGTAAAAGTGCTAGGGCCTAATTTTTCATCTATGTAATCATCTTGTTCTCTTGCAGAAAGATCAGCAAAATTATCTGGCACATCTAATATTTGTCCTCTAGTTTCTATTTGTGCCATTATTCAGAACCGCCTAAAAAACTAAAAGTATTTCTTGGTTTGTAAGTATCATCTGCAAAAGTATCTGTACCTTTACCTTCAAAATCATCTACTGTGTATGTTTTGAACAGAACATCGGTTGGTTGTCCTTCTGCATTTACTTCTCTTTCATAACCAAAGCCAGCAAACACTTGGTTTGCATCAATTCCTAAAGGTGTATATAAATCGTTTGTCTTGTTCGCTTTATAAGTGTCCCAGTCATTTACTAATGATTGCACAGATTTTTGTGCTAATTGCACTAGGTTATTTCTAATTTGTGGTGTAAAACCTTTACCACTAGCTTTTTGAAACTCGTTAAGAAAGTTTTGGTAAATACCTTGAAAGTTTCCAAAAGTTCTTACTTCCCCTTCTCTTACAACTGAGTCGTCTAGGTTTTTAATATATTTAATCATTAAAGAATAAGCTGCTGCCCCACTATCATCTTGTGCGGCATCTATAATTTGTCTGAAGTTTTGTATTCCTTTTTTTACACTACTCCATTCTTTTCCTTCTAATTTGTTCTGATCCAAAGCCATTTTTTTTGCTTCAACATCATTTACAGGTTTTGCTAACTCTGCAAATTTTAAAGCTACATCAGGATCTCCAAGCTGCATAAAGTTATTTGCTAAATCTCTGTAATACATTTTGTCGCCAATAGTACCTTCTGCAAAATCTGCTCTATTTGTATTTTTAAAAATATTTCTTCTATCTTGTTGAAATTGTGCATCGTCAATAAGTTTTTGTCTTTGTGCTGCAATTTGTTGATTTTGTAAATCATAAGCATTTGGATTAAT